AGACGGTTTATGGGAAGGTAGACCCATATTCCGTGGTTGCAAAGATCCTGAAGCATTAGATTAGTTAGAGGGGGCATCCAATGCCATATTTAGTGTTCCGTCATAACGGAGTTCCGGTGTTGGCCATCTCCGAAGGCGAATATGCCGACATTGGTATGCACATCGCCGCGTACCCAGACATCCGAGATGAATACGCTGCGGGCAATATAGCGGTCGATAAAGTGGAGTCGCTGGACGGAATTACTATACAGCAGATGCCGGTGACCGCAGGGCGCCTGGTAGAGCGTGGGGCACTGCTAAAGATACTTGCCGACCACGAGGCGCGTATTCTCGCGCTTGAGGGCGGCAAGAGCGGAGCCGCGGACGCGGGGATAGAATCGCTGAGGGCCATCGTTGCCGCCACAAGGGAGGTCGCAAGGGGATGACGAAGAAAATATTTGCGGTCGCAATGGCGACGCTGATAGCAGCGTCGCCTTTTTTGTGCCTCGCGGAAACCGAAGTACGGCTGATCGGCGGACCCGGTGAAAATAATGCCGGCGATATGTATTTGGCTCCGTCCGGTTATATAGACAGTGCTGGCGGTCGCAGAATATATGCCATCAACCTGAACACGTTTGGTTTCCCACAGGACAATTCGATCAAGGGCGGCAATGCAAACCTGTACGGGATGTCATACGGCGTAGTCTCTCCGTGGCGAATGCCATATTTCGG